GCGCGGGGTTTCGGCAGCGGCGCGGGTCTGGACGGCTTCGAGCTGGAGCGCCAGATTCTTGCCCTTGTTCTGGCCACCACGGGCAATCTCGAAGTGGATGCGCACCAGTTGCAGCGGCTCGAACTGCGCGCCGGCTGCGAAGATTTCGTCGGCTACTTCGTCCGCTGCGGCCATGCCGATGATCGACAAGCCGTGTTCGGTCTTGCCGTCCGGCTCATCGCCGTAGAAGACCTTGATGTACTTCTGGCCCGCTTCACCGTCGAAGCGTTGAGTGCCGAGAAATGCAACTTCCATAGTCGAACGTGCCATTTGTGTTTCCTCTCTCTAACTGCGCTTTATTGCGCTGCTTTGCTTTCTGCAGGCCGAGCGATCCCGAACGAGTGAAAAAGCAATTTCACTGCAACCGGCTTGTTACTTGGCTTGCGGGTTATCTATAGCTGTATTTAAACGCTCTTGGAACAACTATTTATCAAGTATTAAAAGATTCAATACTTCATTTTTTAATGCGACGAATAGTGCTGAATTGACACTTTTCACTTGACCGAACATTAATTGAATTAATCATCCGCAACGCTGTTTAACACCAAGGGCTTCGCCCTTGTCATCCCACTCTCGCCGCCGAGGGCTCGGGAGCGCGGGAGGGAAAAGCGCTCCCGCACTCACGAGCGGAGGCTGTTTCGGTTCGTGCAGGGTCAAGGGTGCGCTCCGCCCGTGCTTCCGTTCGCCGGATCGGTGAAGCGTGATCCGACGAGCCGGGAGCGCGGCCCCTGACCTGTTCGGCCATGCGCTCAGCCTGATAACGCTCAGCGACATAGCGACGCAGCTCGACGAGGGACCGGTGTTTCGTTGGCTCGCTACCGTCCAACGGAATGAATAGAGGAACATCGCGGCGATAGGTGACGTGCCCGTACAGCTCCCCGCCAACGGTCAGCTCCCGACCGATCTCATGCCAATTAGGCGCAGCGATACGAACCTGCATCCGCTTACGCCCTACCCCACCAGTTCGAACGGTTCGTGAATCGGGACGAAGGGCGTTGGCTTGCCCGAGTCGTAGATAACGCTCCACCACTTCGCGGGGCGGTCGGGTTGCGTGTGTTTCTCGCAGATAAAGGCCGGTTCCACTTTCCAGTCCGAGAGCAGAGGCTTCCAGATTCCACCGATGCAGCCCATTTGCAGCGTGCGAATCGGCCGCGCATACGCGGGGCGGCATCGGGCGCATGGTGTGGACCGGGAGGGAGCGGGTTTCGCCATTTCGCGTCTGGACCAGCAGACAGAGCAGTCGCAGTTCTGGGCGTGCGGAAGGCGTTGATAGCTGGCCGGCTTCTGCATAGGTCATCCCCTCCCCTGGCTTTCCGTAAACGGTGCGGATCATGCGGTCCACTCCTGTTCCAAGAGCCAGTGACGGAGCATTGCGCTGTTGACCATGCGCCGCTTGCCGAGCTTTACGGTCGGTATCACCCCGCGCGTCGCCCAGGCACGGGCCATACCGGCGCTGATGCCATTACGGTCGGCCCAGCATTCGACGGTTTCCACGTCCTGCTGTGGGCCGATCAGCTTTGAAGGTTCTAGCTCTTCGAATTCCATACCTGGCTCCATCGAGTTGGACCACCGTGGTTCATCCGCATAGAACCACGGTGGTCCTATTGTCGTCAAGACCACCGTGATCCATGATCGTCAGATGAGCAGAGAAGACCCCCAATTCAAGCTACGAATGCCAGCCAGCCTGCGCCTCCAAGCCGAGCACGCAGCTAGAACCGCAGGTCGTTCG